AAAACCGGTTATTGTCCATAATTTCGATTCGATTGCAATAAGCGATCCCTGAAGAGATGCAGCATACTTCATAAAGTGTTTTCCCATTTGTGATGATGTCGCCGCAATGGATCAATTCCCCGTGATAGTCTCTCATTTTTGATTCCTCTCTTTCCCCGGTCTGGTGCCGGTTATGAGAGCCGGTATAGTTCCGGCTCCCAGGTATCGATATCAGACTTCAGGCTTCCAGGGTGTTACTTCTCTGCTGAGAATCCGGTAATTTGTCAGTTCCATCTTTTCGTAAATGTCTGGATAATGTGAGCGCTGGAGTTCAGTTTTCCGGATGTATTCTTTTCCCCATTCGATATACTTTTTGAGTTGCTTTTTTGCTTCAGCCTTTGTTTTGTATGGGTGAATTCCCAAAGCTGAACCATTTGTGCCATACGGTCTTGTGCCTTCAATGGTTCTGACTTCACCCCGGTTATTTGTCCGGATTATATCACAGACGATTTTGTACTCTTTCATGGTGCTACCTCCTTAAATTCGTTTTGCAATCGCTTTTGTCAACTGTGTCAGGGCTATTGCCAGGATAATAACGGGGATGATCATTTGCTTTTCCTCCTTCCTGAATTAACGATTTTGCCATTTTGTGATACCAGTACAAATTATTCCAAGACAATCGGTTCCGCGAATTGGTGCGTCTTTCCATGTCCTGCATCCCAGCATGTCAACGTCCTGAATATTGGATTTATGTCCGTAAAGATGGAACTGATGCGGCGCTTTTGCATTCGGGGTATTAAACAGTTTTGCCCAGTCAGTTTTACATGCTTCCTTTGCTTCCTTTGCGTTATTTGCAAAGCAGTGATAAATATAATGCTTTGTTTCCCGCCAGGAATGAGATTCAATGTCGAAAGTTACAAAGTAGATTTTCACTGTTTTGTCCTCCGTTTATTTATTTGCGGTTCCCCGCGATCCCCGTTTCCGGGGATTTCGGCCCGTAACCGGCGGGCCATCGTCAGGCGGGATTTTCGAAGATTATTCAGCCTGGTTCAGGATCATGCACACAGCCTTTTCAGCCCTGGAAGCGGCTCCGATGATCATTTGCTTATCGTTTTTCAGAGCGTTTAGCCAGTTCTGGACATAAGCTGCATTATTCTTCAGGCTGGAAGGCGTTTCGATTCCCATTTGGTGAAGGATGCAAGCGGCTCCGATTTCGGCTACAAGCTCTTCTTTGCTGTAATCTTCAGAACCAAATGCGGCGACTTTTCCAAGTTCAAACCGGTTTAAGCGTTTCGGATGTCCTGTGCTGTGGGTCGCTTCATGGAATGCTGTGCTGTAATATTCAGCGGTTTCTGTAAACTGATCGATTCGGGGAAGCTCAATCTTGTCCAAGCGCGGGATGTAGCAAGCGTGGTCACTGATGTATTCGGTTTCCAGGGTGATTTTTTCGCGGGTGACATATTCTGTCAGGACTCTTTCAGCCTCTTCCAGGGGCTTTGCAGGGATTTCGGGAAGTTTGTCGGTCCATTTGGCTTTGATGTTTTCACAGTCTGCAATATGGAATACTGTGAAGGATTTCAGGACCGGAATTGTTACGGTCTTCTGTTTGCCTTCATCGTCCAGGACAGGCTGTCCATCTTCATCGACATCAGGCTTTTTGTACAGCTTCCAGAAGTAAACATGCTTTGCTTTGGCTCCCTTCTTTACGCTGCCACCTTCCTGATGGCACTGATTCCATGTGATGTATTCGCCCGGGACCTGGAGCAGGATCTGGTTCAGCAGGCTGTAGGGCTTCCCGGTGTTGTGGCTGATCGCGCCGGCGGCTGTTCCGGTCCAGGGTTTGAGCCACGGGATTTCGCCCTGCTCCATCATGCTGATAATCTGATTCGTTACTTCTTCATAAATCTTATTCATTGCTTATTCCCTTCTGGCTGTTGTGGGTGCCACCCTTATCGGATGGCTATATCATATCAGGGTGCCACCCATTTGTCAACACTTTTTTTCAGAAAAATAAAAAAAGCCTGCAACACCAGGCGAATCAACGCTTCCAGCCGATTCTATCCCATAACCAGCGAAAAAACTTAAAAAAATTCTTTTGCGATCCAGAAAAAAATCTATTGACATGCAAGCACTTGACAGTATCATATGCTATAGTGATATAAATATCCCACTTGGTAACCAACTTGCTTCCAACCGCTTCCCTCTTCCAGGAAGGCGGTTCTTTTTTTTGTACCCAAAAACAGCCGATCAGGGAATACAGCCAGATGGCAGAAAGATGGTATATGAGACATGAATACAGCATGATTCAGTAAATCCATTTACGATAAAAAAATCCCTCTCTATCCAACAACAGTAATTATCCCACAAATAAACCACTACAGCTTATATATCAACTAATCCCCGCTCAGAGCGGATGGAATTCATAAACATAAAAGAGAGACCACCCCTGCCAGGGGTAAAGGAGGGAAGCCCAATGGCAAGACCGATGAAGCCATTGACAGCCAAGATTGAGAACTGTATCCGGGCTGATGCCAGAGGGGAGCCACATGACAAGATTCTTGAGGAATTCCTTGGCATAACGAAAGACAGTACACCACAGGAACGGAATAAGGCAGAACAACAGCTTTACCGCTGGCGGCATCGGCCTGATGCGGATGCGATCTGGCAAGATGAACTGAAAGCAACCGTTCGCCGCCATGTTCCGATTGCAATGAAACGAATCAATAGCCAGGTGGATTCTGATACAGAGTGGTTAGCAAATAAGGCTGCAAATGATGTACTAATACTTGCAAGCAAAGTGGGTGTCATCAAGACAGAGGAAACAGCGCTGCAAGTAAACATCCAAGGCATGCCTGACATTGGAAGTCCTGAACAGGGCGAATGATGGCAACTATTCGTAAAACAATGGTTTAGCGAATAGTTGGGGATAAGCCTTGAAGCCTTATTGCATAAGGGATATAGCCATTATTACCAGATAATACCAGTGAACAGTATGCATTCGATAATGGATTATGCAATGATGTATGAATAATCCACAAGACAGAATGCATTATTTGTTTCTGGTTATTTACCTGGGAACCAGGGATCGGAAACATGGTCCGGGCTGCAACCGGGAAATAATAGGGAGGCCCCCTCCCCCTGGCTGACCCCGGGGTGGGGGTGGGTCCATGGGACCCCGGGGGGCCTGAACGTGACTGGGACTCCGCGCCGCTCCGACTGGTAGAGCGTATACTTCCGCACCCCAGCATCCTGAACCATGGGGGTTATTTTTGAAACAGGAAAGGGGGTGATGGCGGCATGCCCTCGATAGTGATCAATTATCAGCCAACAGAGAAACAAAGAATTTTTCATGCATCCAAGGCGAATGAAATCCTCTACGGAGGTGCAGCCGGAGGGGGGCAAAACGAAGGCCCTGATCATGGATGCTTTGTTTCGTTGTTTGAAGAATCCAGGGACAACGGCTGTGATTTTCCGAAGGACCTACCAGGAGCTTGAGGACACTGACATCAAGGAAGCGCAGGCCTCATATCCTGAAGGGCTGGCAACGTACAATGCCGGGAGGCATGAGTACAAGCTGGTGAACGGCAGCAAGATCCTTTTCCGGCACTGTGAGAACGAGGCCGACCGGTTCAAGTACAGCGGTATCGAAATCCAATTCCTTTACTTTGACGAGCTGACATCCTTTGAGCAGGTGGTATATGACTTCATCAAGACGCGGTTGCGGGCGAAGAAGTCCCTGGGAGTGGTGCCTATTGTCCGCAGTGCTTCCAACCCTGGTAACATCGGGCATGGCTGGGTCAAGAAGATGTTCGTGGACGCAGGGCCGTACATGTCCATCCAGGAGCAGGAGATCTTCAGCGAGACCTTGCACAAGTCAAAGAAGATTAGGACCCAATACATTCCCGCGCTGGCAATGGAGAACCCGTTCATCACTGACGATTACATTTTTGAACTGGAGCAGAAACCGGAGGCGCTGAGACGGGCGCTGCTGAACGGTGATTGGGATAGCTTTGAGGGGCAGGTCTTCAAGGAGTTCAAGAATGACCCAGCTCATTACCTGGATCGGCAGTGGACGCATGTGATTGCCCCGTTCGATATTCCGCTTGACTGGCCCCGGTTCTTCGCGTTCGACCACGGTTTCAGCCGTCCGTTTTCCGCGTTATGGTTCACCATGGACTTCTCCGGGCGGGCTTATCTGTACCGCGAGTGGCCCGGTGTGAAACCACGGCAGGCGAATGTCGGCCTTGAGATGACACCGATTCAGATTGCTGACGGTATCCTGGAGAGGGAAGAGTACGAGCGGAAGAACAACCTGAACATCCTGCGTGTTGCCGACCCGGCGATCTTTGACAAGTCCCGGGGCGACAGTGTTGCCGATCAGATGGCTCCGGGGTACATGGGCCGCAGGCAGGGCGTGGTATTCAACAAAGGCGACCATGCGCGGCTTGCCGGGAAGATGCAGCTTCACGAACGTCTCCGGTTTGACGAGACGGGTCGTCCGATGCTGTACATCTTCAATACCTGCCCGAACTGGATACGCACGGTACCGACTCTTCCCTACAGCGAGAAGAAGCCCGAGGACGTTTCGACTGACGCGGAAGATCATGACTACGATGCTACCCGGTATTTTCTGATGGATCACCCGGTCACGCCGACTAAGCGGCCTCCGCCGGTGTACAAACCCTTCTCTCCCTTTGACGAGTAGCGCGGTGGGCAACGTGCAAAAATATTTTGAAAGGAGAGCCTCCTGTTTTTCCCTTCCCGCCGCGCTCTCCTGATAGATGCAGAAACGCACATTATTTTCCAAGTATTTGCAGAAAAAATGCAGGAACCTGGAAAATAGTGTGCATTTTTTCCAAGATGGTAGAGGTGAACAGTATGACCAACAAAGATATAGAACAGCAGCTGGAGTACACACAGATCCTTGACGATCAGCCGTTGAGCAATGAAGAGCAGGAACTGCTGGACAGGATCTATGACCGGCTTGACATCTTTGAGCAGGTCAACAGGCCGTACCATGAGAAGGCCAAGGACATCCGGCGGATCATGCACATGGACGATCCTGACCAGGACGATCCTGAGACGATCCAGCGCAACGGCAAGAAAACGCTTCAGCTTCAGACGCTGAAGAGTACGATCAACAACGTGGTTGCCGATCAGATGTTGTCCATGCCCGAAGCGAAACTTCTGCCTGAGACGGCGGATATGCAGGAAGCCGCTGATGACCTTCAGGACATGGTGCATTACGTTGTGTACTGCGCGAATGACTTTGAGCAGATGCACTACAGGCGCTGTGAGGACTTCTACGGCCCCGGAACAGCGGTCACGCAGGTTGCCTGGGACGAGAATATGAACTACGGCAAGGGCGAGATTGCGCTGATCCGCTGGCCTCTGGAAGCCTTCCTGTGGGACCCGACCGCAGAGGACATACAGGACTGCCGCGCTGTGATGAAGGTTTCCTGGCATCCGCTTTCCTGGTACCGGGAGCATTACCCGGAGGAAGGGAAGTATGTCGGCTGTGATGACGGCACACACAACAATGTCGGCATGACGGTCGGACAGGAAGAAGCGGACCACGCCAGCGATGAGAAACGTGCGCTGATGATCGAATACTGGTGGCGGGAGTACAACGCGAAGACACGGCGCTATACCGTGAATGTCGCGTATGCCGCCGGGAACGCACTGCTGTCTGTTGACCGGGATGTGTACGCTCACGGCATGTACCCATTCGTGATCGATGTTCATGATCATATTGAGGGTAGCCTTGCCGGTGATGGTCTGGTCCGGGAGCTTGCCCCGATGATGCGGTACATCAACCGCTATGCCAGCTACGTTGACATGAACCTGCGGATGGCCTCCAAGGGCCGGCTGCTGATCCGGCGCGGTTCCGGGATCGACAAGGATGCTCTTTCCGACTGGTCCACGGACATCATTGAAGGCGACAATATCACGCCTGATAACCTGCAATGGCTTCAGACGCAGCCTTTCAACGGCACGATCAATCAGGCCATGCTACAGATGCAGACGGACCTGAAGCAGGACAGCGGCGCGAACCAGTTCACCCGGGGCGAGACCACGGGCGGTATTGTGAGCGGAAAGGCCATCAACAGCCTGATTCAGGCAGGCGGCAAGGTTGCTTCCATGCGGACCGAGCAGCTCAAGTACGGCTTCAAGCGGATTGTCGAACAGATCATCTGGCTGATGGCTCAGTTCTACGATGATGACCGGGTCATGATGATTACCGGCAGGCCGAACGCGGTACAGGTGGATACAAAGAAACTCTTCGGCAAGAAGACGAAGGGTGCTGTGAATCCTCCGCCGTACACCGTGCAGATCGAAGTATCCAGCCGTGACCCGCAGCGGATTGCGAACCAGAACCAGATGTTCATGGAAGCGTACACGATGTCCGCGCAGGCACAGCAGTTCTTCCCGCTTTCTGCGCTGTTCAATATCCTGAACCTGGACGGCAAGGACAAGATCCTGCCGATCATCAAGGCGAACGAGCATTATCAGGAACAGATGCAGGCCATGCAGCAGCAGCTTGAGCAGATGGGCCAGCAGATGGAACAGATGCAGAACGAGAACCAGAACCTGAAGAAGACGGTTAGTCAGACCACGAACGCTCTTGCCCAGATGAGTGCCCGAAAAGGCCAGCAGCCGCTGGGACAGGCAGAAGGGCAGAGCGCGATTGTAGGTGGCGCTACCAACAATTTCGGGCAGCAGACCGGACAGGCGCTGCCGGTATAACAGAGACAAGGCCCCCGCGTTTTCACGGGGGTTTTGCATATTATCTTCCACGCCGCGTTTTCACGGATGGATGAAAGGAGATTCTAAATGGATCTTGACGAGACCATGGTCGAAAATGAAGCCCCCGATACGGAAGCGGACGACACGCTTCCTGAAAGTATCGAGGAGGTACCGGACGAGTCCGAAGAGAGCCTTGAATCCCTGATGGGGACCGAAGAGGAACCCAAGGGAGACGAGGAACCCGCAGAACAGCCCCAGGAGCAGCAGGCCTCTGAACCTGGATGGATCAAGAAGCGGGTGGACAAGGCAGTGAACAAGGCGGTTGCCGAAGCGCTTGCGAAGCAGAAGGCCGAGTTTGAAGAGCAGATGGCTCCTATCCGGGAGAAACTGCTGACCGATGAAGCGAAGGAGCTTGTCAGGCAGGGAGAGTTCAAGTCCCTTGACCGCGCAAAGGAATACCTGCGTTTGAAGCAGGGAATGCCCGCAGCGCAGACCGGTTCCGATGAACAGGAGCAGCCCCGGAACGCAAACGGACAGTTTGCACCGAAGGAGGACCCCACACTTTCCGTGCGGGTGAACATGCTTGCACATCAGGCCGATGCGATCAAAGCAAAGGGCGGGCCGGATGTCATTGCCGAGTTCAAGAACAACAAAGAAATCAACGAGAAAGTCAAAAGTGGCGAGATGGACTTCTACGATGTGGCTGAGTACATGAAACAGCCGAAGGCAAAGAAGCCTCCCGCTCCCATGCGCTCCCCGAACGGAGCCAGCAACCGAACGCCGACTGTCTTCGACAATATGAGCGATGAACAGTTTGACCGTCTGGAAAAACGGATCAAGGAGGGGGCGCGGTACTCACTGAGATAAGGAGAGTGTGACCATGCCTACGAACTACAGCTATAATCCCGAAATCGCCCCGACTGTGCTGGAGGCCTTCCTTCAGAAGAGGGCGCTGAGAAATGTTGAACCGACCCTGGGCTACCTGAATGACGCACAGCTCATTGACCAGCCCAAGAACAGCGGCAGCAAGCATGTGCGGTTCTTCCGCTACACCGAGCTGCCCGCGATCACCAAGCCCCTGTATGAGGGCGTTACCCCGTCCAGCCAGAAGCTGGAAGAGACGGCCTTCACCGTCATGACCAAGCAGTATGGCGGATACATGGACTACACCGATGAAATTGACCTGTGGCATATTGACGAGAAGACCGTGGCGATGTCCGACCGTCTGAATCGTCAGGCTGCTCTGTCCATTGACACGGTGGGCCGTGACGCGATCTGTGCCGGTCTGAACGTGATGTTCCCCGGGACAATTTCCGCCCGCGCTTCCGTCAGCTCCACGGATGTGATCACCTATACCATGGTGAAGAAGGCCGTCCGGAACCTGAAGAAAGCCGGAGCGCAGCCCTTTGCCGATGGTTTCTTCCATGCGAAGATCGACCACGAGACCTATTACGATCTGAGCCAGGATACGCACTGGATCAATGTCGCCCAGTATCAGAACGATACCCGCGTCCAGAAGTTTGAGCTTGGCACCATCTACAAGGTCAAGTTCTTTGAGGTGGACAACGGCAAGGTGTTCGACACTGAGAGCTATCTGTATGACACCACTGCTGACCTGACGATGTACGGCACCTATGACCGGACGAACCGGATGATGACCGTTACTGCGACCATGACCGAGGATGTCGCCCGTGAACTGACCGGCAAACTCGTGTATGTGCAGTACAGCAGCACCTACAAGACCCTGATGTGCATTGAGCGCATCTATCCGTCCGGTACTGCGAATCAGACGAAGGTTCAGTTCCGTTGGCAGCCCGCTTCCAGCGTGACCGACAACTGGACTACCAGCAATACCTGCA